TCTTTCAAAATGGAACCAACATCACTCTGTGGTACATCTATAGTGAGTTTGCCAGCGTAGCCTGGTTGCTGTGTATCCACTGCGTACAATGTTGTATGACTTACTGGTTCCGTTTTAACAGGTATTCCTTCAATGGCTTGTACCATTTGCGATAGATGATTATTGTTAGACAAGTCATCGCCGCTCTTTGCTATTGTTTTTGCAATCGTAAAAAACTCGTCAGGAACATCATTACCACTTTCCTTAAATCGTACTGCAATATCTAATATTTCGTTTACTCTGTCAGTGGCATCCTTAATTAGACTATTTGACCTCGCAGCTTCATTCGCAGCTTGTAGGTCTGCACGTTCCTGTTGCTTTAATTGAAATGCCCTACCTGCATCTAGGCCGCTTGCAAATCCGCCGAATGCGCTTCCGAATCTAGCCATTATTCAGGCTCACTTAATGCGTTTCCAGTTTTACTTATCCAACTGTACGGTCCTGTGTAACTACCCATTAAACTGCCTCCAAGTTTACCGAAACCCTCTCCTCTTTGAGAAGCCAGTTCAGCTTGCGCTATAGCCAAATCCCTCATCATTAGTTGAATGTCTGAAAGCCAATTACGCATATTGTTCGCACCTCCCATTGCTTCTGACAATACTGTCAGATCGCCAGATAGACCCGCACTTGCTGTATCTCTTCCAATTCCCAATGCCGTACCCCTTGCGCCTAATTCGCTTCCAAGAACATCGGTGGCAGCACCTGTGGCTTTCATCTCTCCGCCCAGTTGCGCTTCAAGCATTTGGGCGGCGTTAATACCCATCTGTGCTTCTCTGTCAATTAAACCTTGTGTCATCGCCATCTCTTCGAGGAAGGATTGTCCAGCTTGATCGGCAGCGAGTCGTCCAAATTCAGCATCTAAATTAGTAAGGTCTTGGTTCGCAAAACTTGATCCCATGACGTTGCGCCGAGCCAGTGAATCTTTAAGCGTACTTGCTGAACGTTGTCGTGCATCTTCCACTCTAGCGAGTCTTGCATCGCGTAACTGACTCATGCCAGGAGCCACTAAAGGACGCATACCACGAACATCACCCGCTAAACCCTGCATTTGCTGTTGATAGGGTGAGAAACCGCTGCTGTAACGTCCGGCAAGATCACGAAAATCAGTTTCATAAGCTCCGTATCGACTGGCATCTTGAGCAAGTTGTCGGGCTTGTTTTCCGATGGAAGTCAATTGGCTTTGAAAGGGAGAAGAAAAATCTGTCACATAACCCTGTGGACCGCGTTTGAAATTAAAACCTGGGCCATAAACGTCCTGACCGGACTTTGAAAAGCCAGCAAGCTCTTTCATCTGTCTTTCTAATTTTTTTGATGCGGCGTTGCCTTGTGCTGCGCCTAAACCTAAAGCACCTATTCCCAATATAGCGGGTAAAATTGACATAATGTTATTTCACGCTTTGAAAAACGTGTCCTGTTTCAGTTCCGTAGTAGTTGTGAATCTTTCCTACCGAGCGTAACAAACCGTATCGGCACAAAAGAATGAAATGATCTCGATTATCTTTAATGGTAATGACTATGTTGTAATCCTTCTTTAAATCCTGTAACACTCTGGCGGACGACTCAATGATGTTTCTTGAAGAAGCCCACGGGAACCATTCAACATGAAGGTCAACAATGTTTCGTTCTACAAAAAATAAAACACCTATGGGTATCTCCCCACGTTTTGTTTTTCCAACAATCAAATAGATTTTGTCCGCGTTGGACGTTTTAACAATGAACTCTTCTAAAAAATCCTGTGGAGAGAGATCGTGTTCAATTTCAGAAAACACTCCTTTCCGATACGCGGCATAAAGCCACCTTGCGTCTTTATCTTCAACCAGACGGTAATGTCCGCCACGTTTGAGAGTGCGTTTTAATTTAGGGTGTGCTTTAACCCGTCCAGTTGATCCCGATTTCCGCAATCGAGAAGTCCGTTTGGCCTTCAATTTGCGCTCTGACTTGAAGTTGAGAGGCTCGCCCTGCGGCTGACCATTCTTGTCTGGAGAGTCGTCCAACAAAGGAGGTTCCGTAATAACTGGTTCCGCTTCCGTAATAGCTTGTTCCGCTTCCATAATATGAGGCTGTCGTGGTGTCCGGTGCTGGTAATGTGAGTTCAATTGCTTGGTTAAAAACCGCAACACCGCCGTATTCAAATATGAGCGATACTTTGACTTCTGATGTCGGTTTTCGATACAAAATCCATCCATTCACATCCCATTTCTGCCCTGGTGGCGACTGAAATGATTTGGATGTTCGGGTACTTAATATGTCCGTTGTCCCCCCGTCCCCATTAAAAGTGCTTCCTTCCATCTTGTAAATGTTTCCAGAAGTGTCGCCAAAATACACCGCCATTGTGGAGGTGGCTGGATCAAGCATATTCCAGACTGTTGAAGGCATAAACCCTGCTGAATGCCGTGTGGTGTATTTCGACCACGGGCTTACAAACTGACCTAGATTATTCATTGCAGCTTGTTTTGCCACCGAGTCGTAAATTGGTTTCTGAAAAACCCATATTTCATCATTGTCTTTCGGAAAACAATAAACCCGCTGTGTATTGCGGTCATAAACCAAACGCCATTGTTCTACATCCTGTACTTCATTTGAGATAAAACGCGAGAGATCATCGACACTGGCTTCTGCAATGTTTTGTACAGACGCGAGGGATTCAATGGCTCCGTCCCTGCCGAAATAAACATCATTGCCTACATGACAAACCGCCTCATCTCCACTCGCCGCTGAACCGTTATAGAACGCGACAATGCCGTAGTTTTGTGCAGTGGTTCCTGTGAATTGGAACATACTGCCTCTAATGGTGGAAAAGATCACCGAACCGAATGCTTCTACCAGACCATTGATCGGACGCAAATCAGGGGAAAGTAAATAAAATGGATCGGCTGCGCCTAATGAAGAAGAAGGTCTATTTGCCGTTGACAGATCGTTGTAGTCCTCTAGTTCACTGACTGCAATTAAATGGGGTGTGTCTGTCCCCGCTTTTACATTGGCATACCACGCCCGTTCATTTTCCACAAAACAGTATTTTGCATAAAACGCTGCACCTAAATTTGTGGTCATGTCGGAAAAGGTGGTTCCATCCCATTCCTTCACCACTTCTGTTTTCGTCAGATCAGTGATGATGACTTTATCTTCAAGGGTCCAGTTTGAATCCAGTGTACCGCGCAATTGTGCGCCACTGCTGACGGTTCCCTTTGAAGTGAAGGTACTGGCTCCATCCCATTCATAAACGGTGTCCCCCGCCTGAATAAGAGTGGATATGGTGTTGTCTTTTTTTACGAGTTGAGCGTAACCCTTAATGTTTTCGCCATTGGTAGCGGTTCCCATTTTTTGAAACGGCTTGCGCGGTTTGTAATGGGAATTGTCCAGCTCCATAACGAAATTTTGTCCGGCGGCGCACTCAACCTCTTTAATTTCATCTTCCGATGCAATTGAGACAATGCCGCCTCCAAACCTCAATACCGTTTGGAAATTCTTTCTAGGTTGCCTCTCCAGCATTTAGTATTTACCAGGAACAGGTTGTTGTCTTATTCTGGAAGCTGCTCTTGAAATAGACTGCTGATAAGCAATTGGATCAAATGTTTCTTTGCTTTCACGGTTCCAAACCTGAACCACAGCGGCAACTAAATCATTCACAATCGTATCGCCAAATGAAAACGTATCCGCAGCCACAGACATATACAATCTTTTGCGATACAGGTAAGTGTAGATTTTTCCGGCATCCGATGAATCGGGTATGCGATCAAAGCGTAACTTGCCATTGGTTGGATTAATACACCAGTAAATAGGCAATCCGGTGTAATTAGATGGCTGGCTTTGATCTTGAAACATTCCAGTGAACCCGCCAGGATAAGCATACAGATATTGTCCGTTGGTTTGATCCACCATGACATCTGATTCCATGCCATCAAAATCAGACGGGGGATCGTATTCTCTGGTATCTGCTACAAGGGTAATGGTTCCTTCTTTTGTTTCTTGTGGAAGATTTTGTCCCGCATCGTACAAGTCTGCGATGATTTCATTCCACGACTGAACCATGATGTCCACATCCGCCTGGTGTGCATCATCGGTTAAGGAAGTGAGTTCACCAATGTCGCCTTGAATAATCCTTGCTCGTTTTAATGAAAGGTTGACCGCGTTTAATAATGTGTAAGCCAATTATTGCTCCTGCAATACCTTCTCGTATTCTGTCAGCATATATTCCCGTGTTGATTTTTTATCAACAGGAATACCGTGTTCTTTACAAACTTTTTTTAATGCAAATGGTTTTAATGTCTTTGCTCTTTCCAGACTGATTAACTGATCTGCTGGCTGTGATTCGATCAGTACAATTAATTGGTCTTTAGTCGGAGTTGCGTGTTCTTTTGTTAGAATTCCGCGTTCAATCGCCATACTAAAAAGTTCATTACGTCTTTTCCCTTGTAATGGCCCACGTTCTAATGAATCAACTTCAGGTGTACGAAAAACGAAAGACATAGTATCTCCTTTGGAAAGCCCCGCCGTAGCGGGGCTATCCTGTTAAGGCTTAAAGGTCTGTAGCACCTGATACGACATTGCGTATCCAGTTCCCGTTAAGGATTTTCGCGCCAAGCCATGATTTCCAACCCATTGTTGATAACTCATTCAATGGATCAGCTACACCGCTTGAACCTCTAGGCTTACTGATGGCAATAACTGACGGCAGCTTATCACCCGCTGTGTATATCTCTTTGATGTGTTCGCTTCCAAAACCAAGAGAACCGACCGCATCCATACCGAAAATAACGGTATCGTAGAGATCAATGTTGGAGCCTCCGGTTGAGCGCAGCCCTGTGGAACCGAGCGCACCGCCACCATTAGCCGTTACAGATGCTTCTTCCGTTGCAATGAATCGAACTCCCGCTATTGCGCCGATTTCCCCTGGAACAGTTTTAGTCTGTCCAGCGTAAGTCTGCACTGCGATGAATCCGGTCATATCACGAATATCTTCTTCTACGTCTACATGACAAATACCCCAATATGCTTCACGAATCGGTACAGTTCCGATGTCTCTGGAACCTTCAGTCATTGGCATAAAAGGCGTACCACTGTTGCGCTTTAAGACATTGACTGCTTTTTTGATGTCGTTCTTTAAGAGTTTCGTCACAACAGCGGCGGCATTTGCCACGCCATTGGAGTAGATCGCAGTTGCGTTGTCCTCCATCTCATCCCTTTGCAAGCGGTTGAGTGATTGACCCGCATTGATTCCAAGAATTTCAACCAACTTATCTGCTTGACTGTTGAAGTTTACTAAATCCACTTCTTCATTAAGCAAAATGTAGTTTCCATACTTGGACACTGCTTTGGTGATGTCGGTTACACTGGGTTGAACGGCATCGCGTGTTGGAAACGCTACGTTGCCTGTCAGTTCCGCAAGTGCAGACGACACGGGAGTCAGGTTTTCAATTCTTCGCCATTTGGCGGTGAATGATCCTGTATGCTCCCTGATTTCCGCAGGAACAGAACCTACAAAATAAGGGCATCTAGCCTTTGCATTTCGTAGGAGGGTCTGTTGAAAAACCACATTAACTGGTCCCGCGATTTGTGTGGTAGTCGTAATTGGACTAGCCATATCGCTTTACTCCTTTATTTACAGTTAAAAGAAAAGGGCTTATGCCCTCACTCGATCAACTGATTCCTTGTAACCTCATACCCTTTCAGGCATCGGTCGCGGGTCACAGCTTTTTTACATTAATGATGCTTTGTATTTTGCAAACTCCGCATCGTTCATCGTGTTGAGGTCGCGGACACTTTTTTCTATCGGTTCACCAGTATCCGGTTGACTCTCAACGGCAGCCCTCATTGCTTTCTGATCTTCTGTGACCTGTGCATCGGGCTGACGAATTTCGCTTTGATAATCTTTTGCAAGGGTTTTTAAAATCTGCTCCCATGCAACGGGATTACGGTCTTTTTGCATAAAGGCTTGAGTAATACGCGGATCGAGTCGTGCGCGTTGCTCCAGATAACCTTCTATTGCAGTGTTGCCTACATGAGATATTTCACTGACCGATTTCATTTTTCCGATGGATTCATCTATACCGCGCCGATATTGCTGTTGCTGTAGATCGTTCACGGTGTTTTCCAAATGTTTCCATTCGGGAACCTGCTCCCCTTCCGTTGGCTGCGGTTCGGGTTGTGTTTGTGCATCAAACTCGGCCAAGTAATCATCTAAACTTTTTTCTTTTTCCTCAACAACAGGTGCTTCCTGTGTATCAGTCATCGTTTCCCCTTAATAAATTTATAACGGTTAATTCTCCAGTACGGCGACCGGAATCGTAAATCCACTTTTCATGGTCGCTTGCATTAGGCGACCACGGTGGCACATCAGTTACCTTGACCGCCCGCAAGAGCGGCAAGAAGTTCGGGTTGGCCCGCAAGTTCTGGAGGAATTCCATCAGGTGGGGCGGGAGATTGTGTTGGGTCAACGATCACTTCCTCTTGTTGGACAGGTTCTAAATAGTTATTGATATCAATGGTCGGGTTAGCCTTTTGTAAGAAGTAAGCCCGTATTGCATTAAGATCAAGCCCTCGTCCTCCCATTTGACGAATCATCGGATCAAGCTCCATCATCATTCTAAATGCGGATGCTTCCTGCTCCTCTCGCTTTCTAACTTCAAGTGGCGAAGCAGAACCAAATACTTCAATGTACGCATCTTCCGGTACAGTTTCTTTGTTCACATCTACAAACCCCGCATACTGCGGTATAAACACAGATGTTGGATTCATACCCTGACGGAGCATTTCAAGTTCCATGTGTAAAAATGTACGAAGTTGCTCGGTGAAGCAGTTTACATAATCAACCGTTCTGGTTTGTCCGCGCATCATCTCCGCATCAATCGCAAATGCGGTTTGATGGGATTTGGTTTGTGCGCCAAGACGCGGATCAGTCACACCCGTTACTTCTGCGTATTGTTTTAAAAATCCTCCGTACACGCCAAACAAGGATGAGGCATTTCCGATCTGTACGGGTTCGGGTTTGGTTAAGCTCATCCACAAAGCACGAGGTTCAATTCTTGGACCGCCTTGTGCTTTCCAATACTGGTCGTTGGGATCAATGTGAATAGGCGGTTCTGTTTCCAGTATTTGAGCCTGTACGGTGCGGTTTAATGCTTCAGTGGCTGCCATTTGAATCGGAACGCCTTTCATTAAAGGCGATACCCCATACGGTCCCATATTCTCTAAATGGTAATTGCCCTGTATGAACAGACGGAAGGGATACGGGTTTTCTCGGTAACGTACCACTTGCAGATTATCAGCAATGGCAATGGTGACAATGCAGTTAGGAAGAAACGCATCTTTTCCAGAACGCGGAACAATGCAGTCTCCTTCAAACTCCACCAGCTTTACCAGCCCGTCATCCGCCTGTAAACGGGATACATTGGCGGGAATCCAGCCTCCGTTCATGGCACGGGTGTTTTTCAGTTTGGCCGCCAGTTTTAAATCCGTGAGCTTTTGTTTGTATTCACGAATAATGGATGGAGCCACCACCATACCTTCTTTTGCAACCATTGTGGCTGTGGTATCAAGATACGTCTGCCTTATATCCCCAGGCACTAGAACGGGAATCTCATCACGGTTTCTGTACGTTCCACGGTAGTCATTGGTGAACACTTCTTTCTTTGCCCACCTGACATGACCGATGTACGTTCCATATTTAAAGGCTTGGGTGTTTAGACAATCCACCGCACCTCTAAAATCATACTGATTGTGAAAGTGCATGAGTATGGCTTCAGTCAGCGCATTGATGTCCGCCTGATCCGGTGCTACAGGTGTTTCCATTTCATCGCCCGACATAACAAGGGAATTTTCCACATTGCGGATGTATTCATCCGTTGCTTTGGAATACACCCGAAACCAGTTTTTCTCTCTTGGGAATAGAAGCCGTCTTGCATCCGCCGTTAAAACCTCTAACGCTTGCGTCTGCAAAGGAAGCTCCATTTCAGGCATCCAATCAGTGCCTTCCCTTTTTTCCCTGCCAGATGGTTTCATATCAACCTGACGGTCTACCTCGTCCCACTGCCGTTCCAGGTCTTTACGTTTGTCTTTTCGTTTGTCGAGTTCTGATTTTATATTTTCCGCGATTCTCGAAAAATCGCGTCTATCGAAGCGTCTAGCCATTTAAGATAAAGTCGTTGTCGTCCAGTAATTTTTGTGCATCCTGTTTTGCCTGATTCAATCGGGCATATTGAGCCACACCAATGACATCGTATCGGTGTTGCGCCATAACCATCTGTTCTCCGTTTCCAACTGCATACACTACTTTCCAATGCGCTTCATTACGATCTTCGTCCGCATGGGAAAATTGTTCTGCGTAGTACCCCACTCCGTTTTTCAAATTTAATGTGGTTAAATTCTCATAACCGGAATTAGTTAATATTTCGGCAAATTGGGATGGTGTCATGCTCTCATGCTCATGATGGGTCGGGTGTAACGTTCAATGTGGGGTTGATTAAATGGAGAGGCGTATCGCTTCATCATCAACCCGTACATACTTGCTTTTAAAATATCATCACGCACACTTTTTATGCGCCCGTCCTTTCTGTGGAAATTACGAAATTCAGTAAAAAATTCAGACAAGTGGTTAAATACATAAAAGCGTCCGGTTTTCATTCGTTCCAGCATTTCCATCACAATCGGTTCTAAAGGCTGTGGACCGCCTTTGTCTTTGGCATAACGTGCAGACAGTCCCAGCATATTGACCCCGTTTTCGATGTAATAATCTTTAATTGCACGACCGCCTGATTTTTCTTTATTTACACCGTCATGCGGCCACGCACACGGTATCCACTCACCACGCTTCTTAATTGCCTGTGCATGGTAGGTTGCGGTTTCTTTCGCCTTTTTATAACAGTCGTAAATGTAAACAGTGTCCGTATCCCGATCCCATGCCAGCCACACTCCGGCTGCGGGGTGATCTATTCCAAAATCAATACCGCAGATTCGGGCAAAGTGAGGCGGAATATCAAACGGTGTAACCGAAATGGTTTTTTCATCCACCGAAAAGACCCGACCTTCTCCCATCATCGGTACACCTTTGGTCCGTGCATCCCTTTCGTGTTCGGGGAATGACTCTATAAAGCGGTCTTTATCCTCCCTCGATAAATGCTCTGCATCGTCCCACGTTGCAGTTTGTACATAAGTGCCTCTTTTACCTTCATTAAAATGGCGAACTAAATCGGTTTCACCTAAAAGTGGTGTGAAGGTGACGAATAAAATGCCTTTAGAGGTCATAATGCGAGTGAGAGATTCGGTGTACACACGAAAATCATCCCCCTCCTCGTCCAGCCATATCCAGTCTGGTGCAGCACCTTGAAACTTACGCCAGCCTTGTTCCTGCGTTTTAAATACAATTTGTGAATGACCCGTTTTATTTTTAATACGGACGGTATCAACCACATTCGATACACCCGCCTGACGGTAGGTGACCTTTAAAATATTGTCAGAAGGGATAAGTCCTGTGCCGATGGGTTCCCCAAGAAGCTCTTTTTGGGTGATGTCTCTGGATGTCTCATTGGTGACCGATACAACCCATCCCAATGTCCCTCTTTTAAATTTCTTACCTTCGTACCAATCGGGGTATTCTCCCGTTGAAAAGGCACTCCCAAGCCACGCGGCTGTATGGGTTTTTCCAACACGGTTGGCAGCACGTAACATCAGTTCCTGATGATCGAGCGTTTCACGTAGAAACTGCTCTTGCCATCGATAAGGTTTGTAGCGGTAGAATTTTCTCCCGGAAATTCTCCTGTAAACCTCTTGTAGAGCTTCTTCTTTATTTAGTTCCATTTTTCTTTTTAAATTGTATCGGTCCGGGTAGAAGCCAGGAAAAGATCATCGGTACGAGAACAATTAAAATTAATGCCCAACCGCCCATGCCGACTAATTTGCCTAACAATGTCCAGAAATTATCAGGGCTTTGATTTACGATGGTTGCGTCCCCCGTGACTTCAAGAGGCTGGATAGGTGGCTCCACTATTTGATCCGCTACCACACTCGCTGCAGAGGCACTCATCGTGGAGGCCGCTATGGGTACAAGCGCACCCGTAGAGATCACAGACCCAGCAGTCGCACCTAACCCCGCCGCACCACCGACTATCGCTGCCTTCTTTATTGAATTGCATCCGGTTAATGCTATGCAAATAAGAGCAAGACAACCATAAGACCTAATACGGCCCATAAGGGTTTTTCCCTTACTTCGGCCCACACCTTTTTGATTAAATCCATGTATTTTCTCCATGTTTTAGAATGCGAATGAGGAACCGCATCCACATGAATGCGCTCCCGTTGGAGGTACAAATTTAAATGCGGGTCGGAATGGGTCGTTTTCATAATCCATTTCTGCATCTCCAAGTAAGTCAATGGAATGGGCATCAGAGAATATATTTTCGGTAATCATGGTAGACCCCGTTGGTAATGTGCCAGTGGGTGACAGCTTGATTTTGTAGCCGGAGCATCCTCCACCTTCTACGGATATACCCAAGAATCCATCCCCATCTAAAACTTCCGTTATCTTTTTTTGAGCGCATTCTGTGATCGTCAACCCTTTTCAACCTTGTCAAAATATTTATGCCAAATTCCTTTACCTTTGGACTCATCCCGCCTTGATTTAAAGGATTGGGTTTTTGTCCATTCCGCACCATGTCTTTCGGACAGACTTTCATCTAAACGATCCGCTTTATCTTGTTTTTTCATCTCATTCCCCGTTGTAGAGAGTAATTAATTTAAAATTTCCCTTACCACTTCTCGACCTTCCCAATTATTTTCCACCGCAACTTCGTGCTTCTCGCATGAATATCTAGTTTCTCCATTTTGTGAATCCTTCCACCCGTTACGCGACAGAGTTCTTTTCATTGATAAACAACCTGGCACACCCATCTCAACCCATTCGCCGTTTTCATCTTCGTGATGACCCATAAATTCAATGACATTGCCATTGAGATAGAGCATCAAAACGAACATTGTTTTAATGACCATTGCTTGCTTTTAATTCCGCGAGATCGTCTTTCAATTTCTCTACCTTCCCCTCAAGACCCTCGATCCTGTTTTCGTAGAATTCCAGAGTAAGAGCCTGTTGTTGATCGAACGGAGCTTTACCCGTTTCGATATTTTTTAAAAGTTTGTCAAACTCGCCGGACAAATGTTCAATCAACATGAACTGTTCAGCGTCCGCTGGTAGACTGCCCAAATCACCCCTCGGCCATTTAATTCTGAATTCGGTGTTTTTAACCAAATCCGATTCAAACAAAACCATTTGGGTTTCTATTCGATTAAGCCGTTCAATAATTCCGAAATAAGCCCAAACCCCAAGCGCAACAGATGCAATCAAAGAAATAAGGTTGCGAATTGGCATAGCGAATTTTGTTTTATCGCTGACATCAATCGCATCACTCATCAGTCGTAGCTGTAACCGCCGTAGCCTCCCTTCTGTTGTACTTGCGGTGGGCCAGACTGTCGTAGCGCATCAAACAGTTGACCATGCTGGTTGGCGATGTCTCTATTCATTTCTCGGATGTCCTCAAGCTCTTTACTGATTTGAGCGACTTGGAACCGTAAAACATCCAGCCCTTTA